GCTGGGTGAACAGTCGGATCGCGAATGCAATCGGCGTCTCGCCGGCAACCTTGAAGCGCTATTTTAGAGCCGACATGAAGGAGCGCGATGCTATGCGCGACCGGCTTGATGCAAGGCGTTTCGAGATCGCCCTAGAGCAGGCCAATGCTGGCAACGTCACCGCTCTGCGTGAACTCAGCGCCATGATCGATCGTAACGATCGCATGGAGATCGAGCGCGATATGAGCAACGACGGCGAGCGGCCCGCATCGAGAGACAAGCTTGGCAAGAAGATCGTCGCCGAGCAGCGTGCGCATGCCGCCGACGCTGACTTGATGGCCGAACTCGAAAGCGAAGCATCGCAGAATGCCCGCCACTGAGGCGCTGCCGCGCTTCGCCTGCCCGGATTGGTGGGAGCGTATACAGCGCGGGCAGACGCCAATGGCTGACGTTCCGCTCAACCAGGATAAGGCGGCAAAAGCGCTCGCCTTCTTTAACCGGTTGAAGCTGCCGGATGTCCCCGGCAACCCGTCGCTTGGAGAGGCCTGCGGCGAGTGGTTCAGGGAAATCCTCGTGGCCTTTCTAGCAAGCGAGGATCCTCACTCTCGACAACGTATCGTCTGGGAACTGCTCTGCATGATTCCCAAGAAGAACTCGAAGACCACCTATGTAGCCGCTCTCGGCCTCACGGCGCTGTTCATGGAAGAAGCGCCCAACCGTCAGATGCTAATCGTGGCGCCGAGCCAGAACATTTCGGAACGTTGCTTCACGCAGGCGCAGGGCATGATCCAGCTCGATCCGCGCCTGGCCGCCATCTTCAAGGTGCAGGATCACCTGAAGTGCATAACCAGGCTGAAGACCGGCACGGAACTCAACGTCAAGACCTTCGACACCTCGATCGTCACAGGCGAAATTCCTATTCTGACGATCATCGACGAGCTGCATGAACTAGGCAAGAAGAAAGGCGCAGCCGCCGTCATGCAGCAGATCCGCGGTGGCGGCATTACCATGCAGGGCGGCCAGGTCTTAATGATCACGACCCAGTCGGACGAGCAGCCGGCCGGCATCTGGAAGACCGAACTCGACAAGGCGCGCAGGATCCGTGAGGGCAACGGCGGCAGCGCCCCCATCATGCTGCCAGTGCTTTACGAATTCCCCATAGAGCTGCAACGCGACCAGGCCTATTGGCGAGATCGTCGCCATTGGAAGTTCCTGTTGCCGAACATCGGCCGATCGATCAACCCTCAGCGCCTGGTCGAGGACTATGAAAACAACGGCTCGGCTACAAAGGAAACCGAGCAGATATGGGCAAGCCAGCATCTCAACATCGAGATCGGTGTTGGCCTTGCCGATGAAGGCTGGCGCGGCGCGGAATATTGGGAGAACTGCGCCGACGAGACTCTGACGCTGGATGCGCTTATCAAGCGCTCTGAGGTGGCGGTTGTTGGTGCGGACGGCGGTGGCCTCGACGATCTCTTCGGCGTCTGCGTCATCGGTCGCGAGAAGGTCAGTCGCCGCTGGTTGGTCTGGACCCACGCCTATGCGCATCCGAAGGTGCTCGAGGTGCGGAAAGAGATCGCGCCCCGGTTGAAGGGTTTCGAGGCCGAGGGCTCGCTTACCTTCTGCGGCGTGACAAAGTACATCGAGAAAATAGCGGCGATTGCAGCCAAGGTGCGCGATGCCGGCCTGCTACCGGAAAAGAATGCTGTCGGATTTGACCCGAACAACATCGCCGCCTTCGTCGACGCACTGGCGTTGAAGCAGATCGAAGGCCCGATGCTCCACCGCCTTCGCCAAGGCACGGCTCTGTCGCCAGCGCTTTGGGGCCTGGAGCAGAAACTCAGCGACGACACGATCAGCCACGACGGTTCCAATCTGATGAATTGGGTCGTCGGCAACGTGAAGGTCGAGAAAAAGGGCAATGGCGACATGGCGACCAAGGAAGCAGCTGGCAGCGCCAAGATCGATCCGTTCATAGCCATGTGCTGCGCAGCTATTCTGATGAGCTGGAATCCGGAACCGAGACGATCGCCGACTTACCAGATCATCGTCGCTGGATGACCGGCTGTTAACAGGACAATCACCATGCAAAGAGCCTATTCTCTCCTGACCGTGAAAGCGGTCGAGGAAGCCAATGGCGTTATGACCATCACCGGGCTGGCAACAACGCCGGCCCCGGATCGCATGGGCGATATCGTCAAGCCGGATGGCGCTCAGTTCGCGCTGCCGATCCCGTTGCTGTGGCAGCACAATTCCGACCAGCCGATTGGCAACGTCGTCAAGGCGAAGGTCACTAAGGCCGGTATCGAAATCGTCGCGGCCATTACGATGGGCATCCTCAACGAGATAGACCGGGCCGCGACCCTCATCAAGGCCGGCCTTGTCCGCGGCCTATCAATTGGCTTTCGCGGGCTCGACACCGAGCAGATCCCCAATTCTTGGGGGATCATCTTCAATTCCTGGGAGTGGCTTGAGTTGAGCGCGGTAACAATCCCCGCGAACGCAGAAGCCACCATTCAAACCATCAAGTCGATCGCAATCCGCGCCGCGACTGGCATTTCGGATGGTGAAGGTCGGCCTGTCCCTCCTTCGTCGGCCACAGGCGCCGTCAAGGGTTCTTCATCGCCTGTCCTCCCCTCCCGCGCGGGAAAAACCCCCCTCAAACCCGTGAAACTGAAGGCCAAGGAGGCCAGGACGATGAAGAAGACCTATGCGGAGCAGATCTCCGCGTTCGAAGCCACTCGCCAGGCGAAGTCTGCCGAGATGGATGCCATCATGGAAGCTTCGGCGGAATCGGGCGAAACGCTCGATGCCGAGCAGAAGGAAACCTACGACACCCTCACCGCCGAGGTGAAGGAGATCGACGATCATCTCGTCCGTCTGCGCGACGCCGAGAAGCGTGCCAAGTCGACCGCCGCTCCAGTGATCGGCAATAACGCCGAAGCCGGCTCCGCTTCCCGCGGCCCGACCATCAAGGTGCTCGGTTCGCCGGCGCCGAAGGGATCCGGCTTCGTTCGCCTGCTCTCGGCCAAGTTCATGGCCCGCGAGTATGGCGACCATCCGGCCGAGATCGCCAAGTCCCGCGGTTGGGGCGACGATCTGG